CCTCCCTCTGTTCTGTACGTCGTTTTTGTCGGGGGTACCCCCGTCATTTTTGTCGTGAGTACCCCCGTCATTTTTGTCGGGGGTCTCTTTCTGACGCCTGACGTACATCTTGTAGAAGTGCCGGATCGCCTCGTCTCCGTAGACATCAACCGGGTCGAGAATGGTGATGACATTGGTCTGGCCCTGGCGATACTCGATTGCGACGAGCCCTACTTCCTTCAGCTCCGCGAGGTGCCTCTCAATCGTCCTCACCGACGTATGCCGGAGGTCCGCTATCAGCCTGCAACTGTGGCATCCCTCCTCATCCGCTCCACAAAGGATGTCCAGGAGGTCGAGGGTCCGTGCCGCGCTGTCTGAAATCCTTCCATCTACCACGTAGGGTCCATAATTGATGCTGAATGGACCCTGCGCTCTCTTTTTCTTGATGACGACTCCGCCGGAATTCATCGCCAGATCCTTTCGATACCCTCTCGCCCCCCTCACTTGGGGCTTTTCTTCACCGGTCCTTGCCGATCACTCGGCGGTCCCACCCACTGACGTTTGATGATGGAATTCGTCTTCTTAGCCACCGCTGCCGCGATACTTTCGAGCCTCGGCTGGACGTTGGCCTTGTAGAAGACCAGTGCGTCTTCCTCCGTCGGAAACGTCTCGGAGGACTGCCATTCCTTTGGTGGGCCGATACCATCCCCATTGGCCCAGAAATGGATGATGGCCCGGAACGCATTTACCTTGGGGTCGAACTGGACGCCACCCTTTAGTCGGCAGAACGGCTTCCCGTCCTGGTTGCCCTTCGCGTCTTGCCCGGTCATCTCGCCACCGTCAGTACATCGGGGTAGGCCCCTCGCCAGCACCAGGGAACTTCGGTCCTTCGTCGTTTGGATCGAAAGAGAAAGAGCCGCCCAGATCATCATCCAGGCGGCTCTTGGTCTTCTTCACTCTGTGCGCCGATAAAACAGGCCGCGTAACCTTGGGAGGCTTCGCGGCCTGGTTGTTTTTTTCGGGGGCTACGTAGGGCGAGCGTTGTGGCGAACTAAATCCCCACTTCGCCCCCCCGGAATCGGACGGCAATCCGACACCGGTTTTCTCGGTGTTGTTAATCATCTTCGCCACAACGCTTACCTGTCTCCCCTTACGGGCCGTTGCCAGCGGCCATCTTGTTTCACTCGTCAGGGGTCTACTCTCGGATCCTACTCCCCCCCGACATCTATGATTCTGCCCTCTCCCCTCGGACCTGTCAAGGGCTCCACCGGCAAAAGAGGCCGGTCGTCTCAGGCTACGACGCCTGACGTACCGGCCTTACTTGTCTGGGGGTCTTGCGGGGCAGCGCAGGCAAACCCGCCATCCCCCCAGTCTTGCGGTAGCCGCCCGGCGGGAGCGACACCGCGACATTCATTGGTTTCCCTGCGCTTCATTGTCCGAGACTTTCAATGGGGAGTCCCGCCGGAACTCCACTTACGGTTATATTATAAAAGGTCTTTCGTCAAAGTCAAGGGGTTTTTTCGTCTATTTCTCCGTCTTCCTCCGCCTGCTTCCTCAAGGCCCGCATGGAGGCCTCGCAGGCGGTCTTCGCGTTCTTCCCATAAAGGACCGGATCGTCGTCCTCTACGAACCCGCACTTCTCGCACCTCTTCGGCTTGTCGATCATCCCGATCTTCCAGCCGCACTCCGGACACTCCCAGCCCGGCCTCTTGATCTTCCCGATGGGGAACTCGTCGCATTGGAGCATGACCCCAAGCCACTCTTTCATGGTTCGCCCCATCAAAAGTCTCGCCGTTCGCTCGGCCTGGGGGCACTCCGGGACGCCTCTGTCGTCGAGACGGCAAGCCAGGCAAAGCCAGTGGTCTTCCCCACAAGCACACCGGACTTCCCTGAGAGAAGTGCTTTCGACGAAAAGCGTTCTGCACCCCTCGCAGCGGAAGAGTACCCGGTACAAATCCGGTACTTTCGGAGGCTTGTTCACCTACGCCACCTTCGGGTCGAACTCGTAGATCAAGTTCCCCTCCGCGTCCTTCCCCGTGGGCTTGATGATTCCCCCGAACATGATGTACGGCCCCTTTCCCGAGGATGGATTGTTCCAGAGCCACCGCATGAAGTCGTAGAGCGTGTGATTCCAGAATTGGACCCGGTGCTCATCGTTCCCCTGGTTGAACCCCTCGGCCCGGCAGTACGGCACCGCCTTCAAGTGCTCCATGTCCCAGGAGATGTCCTTCCACTCCACCCGCCCCGTCTTCCTGGCGATGCAAAGGGCCTCACAGAACTGCCCCCGGCTGTAGTCGAAGGACTCGGGCAGGCCGCAGCACGACCCGTTATGGCTCCGCTCCTTGAAGTGGGCGTCGGAGATGTAGAGCCTCATCCCCACCCGGTCGCACGTCTCCTGGATCTTGTCCATAAATGGTCGCTTGATGTCCCGGTTCAACCGGAGGTATCCGGCTCCGGCGCTGTTCTTCTTGTAAAAATCCTCGAAGTCGATCCCCGAGGCCTTCTTGAAGATTCCGAGGTTCTCCCGCAGGAGGTCTGACCGGGTCTCGTAGCAGAAGAACTCCGTGCTGACCGCCGTGGCTCCGGCGTTCTTGGCATCCTCGATCAAGCGGACGAACGAGGGGTTCGACACCCCGACGACGAAGGGCCGTAGGCGCAAGGTCGCCCCGCCCCCGTTGAACGCCGCGATCCTCTCAATGGCCTTCAGCCGTTCCTTCGGGCTGTCCACCCTCCGTTCGATCATCCTCGCCTTGGCCTCGTCGTGGGTGATGATGGTGACCTTGACGTTCCACTTCTTGTTCCCCTGGAAGAACTCCGTGTACCTGGGGTCTTTCGTCCACCATGTCCCCTTGGTCGAGAACGAGATGGGGTAGTCCACGCTTCGGAACCACCGGAGAAGGCCCAGGCCCACGCTGTACTTCTTCTCGTAGTTGCAGAAGGGATCGCTCAGGCCCCCCCACTGGATGATCCGTTTCTTGGATGTCCAGGGGAAGAACTGCGAACCGGGTGACGTGAACGCCCGCTGGACCCCCGTGATGCTGACCGCCTTGACATCCTTGGCGAGGTACTTCTCCCGGCACTTCCCAAGCCCCCGCTGGTACTGGCTGAAACAGTTGTGAACGAGGACGCCCTCCGCGAAATAGTCGTGGTTCTTCTCTGTCGCGATGTTGAAAACGCGGAAAGTGCCCTGGCGTTTAGAGACGCTCTTGACTTTCATCTGCAAGTCCTTTGGCTATGACTGCCGCGAGAGATTCAATTCCAATGAACGCCGTGTCCCGGTGAATGCGTAGAATACGGATGCCCATGAGGCTTCGTATATGGTCATCCCTGGCCTTGTCCCGAGCAATTCCTTCTTCGGTGTAATGCCCGCTATGGCCGTCGTACTCGATCCCGTACTTATTGTCTGGAAGGAAAAAATCAAGGAAGTAGGACCGCTTGGGGCCATCCACCATGAACTGCTGAATGTAGTTCGTATGGAGGGCTTCCAAGGCGTCCCTGACATTCCGTTCGCCCTGGGAAATTCCGTTCTTCTGGTGAGATGCAATGATCTTCCGGAGTGTCTTCCTCCTGGTCTCCGGATCCTTCATGGGGTTCCTGTCGGAAGACATGCGTTCCACTGCGTCAGGCTTGTGCCGTCCCTTCCATGGCGGGGTCCACTCACCGGACGCGAAGAGGGCCTTTCTTGTTCCTGATACTTTCTTCGCTACCTCGGGGTCACTCATGGGATTGTTTTCGATCATGTGTCGCCGCGCTCTACTTCGTCCTTCTTCGCTTCGGGTGTACTCCCTCAACCGGGCGCATCTCTCGGTTTTCCCCCTCTCCCGCTGTTTGGCGCGAAGATCCTCCAACTTCCCCGAAGCGTAGGATTCCTTGAGAGAGGCCACTTGTTTCGCCGCCACTTCCGGACGTTTCATGGGATTATTCTCTCTCATGCGCTTCGCTGCTTCTGGATTCGGCCCACGTTTCTTGCCCCTCCTTTCGGCCCCGGCGCATGCTCTTGAGCACATGCGCTTCTTTCCGGTGTTCCGCTCCGCTTGCCGTGGCGTAAGCATCAGAACCTTTCCGCAGTGCGGGCAAACGTAGGGAACCTTTTCGATCCATCGCCCATTCTTGCTTCCTTCGCGCATAGTCTCCTCCTTGTTATGGAGTGATTATGCGCTCTTTGTTGCCCTTTGTCAACACTTTTATTACATCATCCCCTGGGCGGAGATCGGAAGCCTTGATCCATCCTCGACTTAGAACAAGTACGGGATGCTCGCCCGTGATAGATACCACGGTCCCGTCATCAAGTTCAATATCGAGGATCTCATCGACCGTTCGGGCCATGAAGGAGATGACTTTATCCTCCTCCTCAGCCTTCTTGGCCTCGTTGTAGGACAGGACCTTGTCGCCGATGTTGATGTTCTCGATCGGCTTGGTCGTCCCGTCGGCCATCCGGATTTTCGTGCCTCGTAGGGCGCAGTAGATGCACCCGAAACTGCACCCCGAATACTGGTCGAAGGTAACGGGCATGGAGCAATCCGCCAGCTCTCCGGTCCATCTCGGGGAGGAGTAGTAGTCGGTCATGTACGGCACAGCCTTTCAACGATTGGGTTACGCCTCATGCGGAGGACGAGTTCCTCCGTGCTCTTGCGCCCATCCAGAGTTTCGGGGCTCCACTTCTTCGCCAAGTTCTTGACCTTGGTGACCCGGCCTGCGATCCATGACTTATTCTGCCCGCTCCCCCGCGCCTTCCTGCGGGTCTCTCCGATGTCAGGAGGAACCCAAAGGTGGTAGAGCATGAGGTCGTACCCCATCTCCTTCGCGGACAGGAAGAAACCGTCGTTCGCCAGCCGGTCCCCCTCCCCGATCAGGATGGTCTCGTCCGGTACGATTTTCATCCACTCAAGAACTGTGGGCTGGACGTTCATGGGGAGAGCATCCGTGCCGGAGAACTTCTCACGCCTCGCCCCCAGCTCGATCCCGCCAAGGAACTGGATGAATGCGAAGGGCTTGTCATGTTCGATCCCCTGCCCGTGGAGCAGGGCCGCCAGCAAGGAGGACTTCCCGGACCCCGGCTCCCCGATGATGTAGATGAGATGCCTCATCGGCCCAACCTCCATCGCCCGTCGTCGTAGTATTTCCCTGGGAACAGGTTCCCAAGAGCCAGAACTTGCCCTGTCTCTCGGAAATGATTCTGCTTGGCCGGGGCCTCCCCCGGATCGTCGGGGTTGTCCTCCAGCCGCAGGAACTTGGGCAGGCAATCCTTCCTCGCCTTCCAGAACACGGAAAGATCCTCCCGGGGCCAATGGGCCTGCGTCCACTGGATCCTGCCGTGCATCATGTCGAGGTAGACGCCTGGGTAGCGTCGGTCCTTCCGGTAGTGGCTCTTGAACGTGCAGAGGGTGGACTCGATGGTGAAGTAGCCCACGTCCCTCTCGAAGTCGCGCCCTGCGAACCGCTGCTTCGCTTCCTCCCGCAGGCGCTCCCCCTCTCGCTCCAGCCACAGGAACATCTCCGGCGTGTACTTCCCATCGAAGGCCGGGTTGTCGTCATGCCAGTCGAGGTCGTCCCGCCCCAGCAGCTTGCAGAGCCCATTCCGATGGCTTTTGCTACCGGAGATGTCCCGCAGGAAAAGGGTGTCGCACTCCGCTCCAGCCCCCATGATCCTGACGTACTCCAGGTAGCTGAATGCGGAAAGGCGTCCGAAACACCAGTAGCGATCCCGGACCATCTTCCATAGATCCTTGAATCGTCCCGTCAGGAGTTTCTCTTGGCTTCCTGCCTCCTTGACCAGGGCTGCGTAGACCGCGACCGCCTTCGGCAGCTCCTTCTTCTGATACCGACGATCCAGATCGAACTGGAGGTTGGCCCAGTTCTTGTTGAACCAGTACCCCAGTTCCTCCCTCTCAACTGATGTTGCAGGTAGCCGTGGGAATCTCCGGAAAAGGAGGAGCGATGTCGGGGGGTGCTGCGTGTTTCCGTTCAGGAAAGCGAACCAGAGCTTGTCCTCCATACTCCAGCCGTACTCCTTCGCCAAATACGGCATGATGAAGTAGACCCCGCCTGGATGGGCGCGGTATGTCAACTGGAACTCGTAGAGATCCATGAACATCTCGCGCCGGTTCTCCGGCAGCCTGTAGTCCTTGTATGGAATCACGCGATTACCTTCACCCTCATCTGTGGCCCTTCCGCGAACGGAGCGATGACTTCCATCTTGGGTTGCGCCCCCACGATCCAGAATGCCGTCTTTCCGTCCCGGCTCATGGGCTCATTCTTCCCCATCCACCGGATGATCTTCCCCTCGTAGGTTGGATGGAAGTCGATCCCGCATTGCGTCTCTGGCATCTCCATCTGATAGGTGCAGAATCCAAGGTCTTGGAGGTTCGTATGCCGCCATTCATAGCGCAGGAAGTTGGGGGCTACCCCAAGGATTCGTAGCCGTCGCTTGACCCATTCAACCTTGTCCGGGCCTACCCCCAGCGTCCGCAAGACCTTGATCGGGGGCTTGAATAGATGGAGCCCCAACATGACGCTCACCAGGGAATTGCATGACCCGGCGGGCATCACCAGGGTCTCCACCCCTGGCGGTACGTTGCGGACCTGTTCGGCCCCCTGTGCATGGAACTCCCGGATGTCCGCTGCCGGATTGGTTTCGTGGTCCAGGGTGATCCCGTACTCCACGATCAGCGTATCCGGTCGTCTCCGCTGGTGAACCGTCTTCTGCAAGAAAGGGTTGTACGCTACCTTCACGATGTTGAATCTGGCCCCAAATCGGGCCGCGATCTGCACGTTGGGGTGGGTCGCCGCCGCCTCGGGCGTGGTCGCCCCGATCACCAGTTCGGTCTTGAGCCCGAAGTGCTTCGCTACGATGGAACTCATGGATAGTTGCGGGCTCTTGACCGACGCCCCTGATAGCACCGTGGTCTTTCCTTCCAGGCCACGATTGATGAGCCAGATCAGTTGCCGCAACTTGCTCCCGTTCGGGCCTCCGTAGCCCAGAGGGGCGAAGTAGTCCTCCCGCTTGAACCAGACCGCAGCCCGGTTCTCGAATGGGGTGAGGACTTTCAGGTAATCCTCCCAATGGATGTCCCCCCTGGCCGTCGAAAATGTCTTGAAGATGGAGTTCATTTCCCCTCGTCAGCGTCGCCCTCTTCCGCTTCGGTATCGGGCTCCTGCTCTCCCTCATCTGCCTCCTGATGTTCCTTCATCTCGTCCACGGTGATGACGACCCGATCCGTTTCCTCGGGGAGGCCCAGGAGGTTGCACCAGTACACCTTCTCCTCGGGGCTGGTGTAGACCAGGAGGAACCGTCCCGAACGGTCGTCATCCCCGTGGATCTCCGGAGCCGGGGGCCTACCAGGCTTCACCGCAGGGCTCGCCCCTTCCTTCCCTGGGCCTCCCGTGCCGGTCTTCCCGATCACCATGTCGAGGTCCAAGTCGGGGATGCGGAGGTCTTCCGCCAGCCCGTCAGCGAAGTCGTTCCCGATCTGCCCCAGGATGTCTTCCAGGTTCTCGTCGAACACCCCCTGGATGTGAGGATTGTTCGCCGTGACGTTGGCAAGGCGCTCCAGGTCTTCCGGCCAGTCCACCACCCGGATGTTGAAGCGGAACTCCGGGGTCTCGGGCCGGTGCCCCGCCGCCTTCCTGGCCGGGCACACCAGCACGGGGGCGTCGTCGGTCCCCTCGATGCGGAGGTCGTCTCCGTACTCCTCCTTCAGGGCCTTGACCCGGTGGATCCCCGCGAACACCCTCCCCGTTCGCTTGTTGAAACAGATGCCGCTGATGTCTCCCAGCGTTCGGGCGCTCGCCTTGAGCCCGTCGAACGCCTCGGGGGACATCCTCCTGGGGTTGTACTCCACTCCCTGTAGATCGGCAGGCTTCAGCATGGAATCTCCTTTTTGCAAACGGTTTGCGCTACTGGCCTCTTATGATTTCCGCCACGGCGCGGGGGTCATCTGCGTTGACTACGAGCCCGGAGTTATCGAGGGCGCTCTCCAGACGGGCCGTCCTGAGTTGGAACTTCCCCTTCTGATCCGAGAAAGTGTCCGTCCAGAACACGCTCTGTCTCGTTGTCGTGGGCGGCAGCGTGTTGGCCTCGAAATCGACATCGACGTAGCTCGCCAGGAGGTCTGGAACGGTCCCTTTATCCATCCACGGGATGTCGGGTTCGTAGGGCCGGAGGGCATCGAGGACCGCCTTCCGAATCGCCTTGTTGACCTGGAGTTTCATGGATGGATCCGATAAGAAAAACGACGACATGACCTTCCACGCCGCGCTGCGGACCTTCTCCAGGATCTCCTCCTGAAGCCACTTATGTTCCTTGATCTTGACGATCATCTGGCTTCTTCCGCAACGTCCTCAGCGGAACGATGTAGAGCACCCCCTCGCACCGTACAAGCCCGTTCCCGTTCCTGCCCCTGGGCCACCCCTTCCTCCTCTCCACTTCCTTGCCTCGAAGGACGGAGGAGCGGGCGTGGCAGATGTAGAAGGTCATGCCTCCTCTTTTTCCAGTACGTCGGCGCAGGCCGCGATCATCTTCATGGCGGCCATACCGTCGGCTCCGCTGTTAAGCATGGCGTTCGTGAGGTCTGTTGTCGCCTTGATTGCTCCGCACTTCCGGTGCTTCATCGAGCCCCGGATCAAGACCCGGCACGGTTCGATCACGGACTCGTACCGATCTCCCAAGAGATCCCGGAGCGACTTCCTGGCCTGGATCATCTTCGCGGTCATGAGGATTAGGGCTTCCTCGTTCATGTCGCCACCTTCTTCGGAAGGAATCCGCACTTCCGCAGCCGCTCGCGAAGAACTTCGAGAAGCATGCTGAGCTGCTCCTCGCCTTGGCGGGTAAAACAGCCGTCGTAGTCATCCCCCGTCTCCGCGTCCAGCGTCTCATCCAGCAGGGCTTCGTTGGATAGCGCGTCGATTCGGGCCTTCTCTCTGCTCCGCCACACCTTGGTAACGCGAATTCCGCTCATGTCAGCACCCCACCGGGTTGACCGCTCGCCCATTCATCTTCATCGGTCGATTCATCCAGTTTTGCGCCGTCTGAACGTGGTTCTTCCGGACGAACTTTCCGAAGCTGGTCCGGTGGTCCGCCCACGGGATCTTGTCCGCGATCCGGATGACGTAGCCCTCCTGCGTCGGACCGTACACCGATTTCCCGGTGTAGCAGGCCCGAACCTCCCTCTCATCGAAGATCCCGTCGTAGCGGACCGGAACCATCGTGAGGCCGAGAAGGTAGCTGTAGACGACCGTGTCGTCCCACGACAGGCACTCGTTCCGCTCATTGTAGATCCCGAACAGAAGGAAGTACGTCGGCAGTCTCTCGTACCGGATCGAGTGCTCCGCCGTCAGGTTTTCCCCGCACACCCGCCAATGCTCCGGGATCTCATACCCCCACTTGGCGTGGTCCGCCTTCACCCATCCCCGGCTCGGATGGCTCCGTCCATCGAGGGACCGGGCGTGGATGTAGTTCCGGTAGCAGGACGTATTCTCGCCGTCCAGCTTCTCGGAGACGATGACCCGCTTCCCCGCGAAGGCCGCGACCTGGGCGTCCGTCAGCAACCGATCCGTCTTCTCGTCCACACTCTCGGACCACGGGAGGTGGTAAATCTTGGGGTACTTCACGAGGTCGGAGAAGAGGAGCATGACCCCGGCCAGGATCTTCTGCACGGAATCATCCCAGAAGAGTTCCCCCTTCACCCGGCGTCCGTCCGGGAGGATGACGTTGCCCCACTTGTCGTAGGTCTCGTCCCGGTCGAAAGTGTTCGGTAGTACGACCTTTGTGATCCCAGCGGACTGCCGAATCTCCTCGCAGGAGAGGGTCGTCTGCTCCGCCTGAACGTGATGGATCCCGCACAGAGTTGCCCCGTTGTCGAGGTGGTAGCCCTCGTCGTCCCACAACCGGCGCTCGACAACGTGGTGGGCGTCAGGATTCATGGAGGAACCGCAGATCACGCACCGGCCCCCGTCTCGGGCGAACACACCTTGCCTGAATTCGTCCCTGGTCATGATTCACCTTGCACTCTTCTCAAACTGCCTTGGCTTCCCAGCAGGGGCAGTCAACCCCGCAGTCATTGAAGTTATCCCAGAAGTCTGGATTCCCGACACATGACGGGATGTTGCGTCCATCGCACCACCGGCAAGCACCAAGAATAGACAAGTGCTCGGCCCTACGTCTCGCCAACTCTTCCGGCTCGCCAATCGGGAACCACCACTTGCACGTTTCGCAGCACTGGCCGTCGTTCATGTCTGCCCCCAACATTCTTCTCAAAGTGACTTGCTCGCCAGCTCCCGAAAGTATTCGACCCAGCAGCGGCGGCACATCTGCGGTTCACCTATGCAGTCTCCATCGTGCTCAAGATCCTTCCACATATCCCATGCGGTTTGGATCTCATTGTCGGACACTCCGCGATTGTCTTCTCTATACCACTTGGCGAAGAGTTTCACCGCCACGCGATCTTCCAT